TACTGGGAGAATGTCGCGGTCACGAATTACTTTACTTACTAGTCTGTGTTCATTATCTGCTGCCACGAATTCATTCTCCTCTCATAAACGACTTAATTCAATACCCCAAGAACCATATCTTCCCAATCTAGGGGGAATGTCTATCACACCTTTTAGATTTACGCGATAGGGCAAGTCATCAACTAACTCCTGTGTCGTCATGTAAATCTGTGCAAAATTAAACGGGTTACCTCCTCTCCTGTCAAGAATGTCCATAATGTGGTCTAAGTCAGATTTTTCTAAACCACTTTCCTCAATTCCTGCAAGTTCTACAGATAAACCATATTTATTAGTTAAAATCCATAATTGAGCAACTGCTTCTTTATTTATATTACTAATGCGAAGATACGTCGAAGATTTAAATAGTTTCTTTTCTTTTACTTCTTCTGTTTGTGCAACAACTTCTGCAAGAACAATTAGACGCGAAGGTGTTTCATTAGAAATGTCACCATTTCTCACAACACTTCTACTCTCGCATATTTTAAAATAAAGGTTCTAAATGCTTCTGCAGACTCTGATGCTTTTGCTGTCTCTTCTTCGGGGACATCTTCAGGAACTAAAATAGCGTATTGCCCGTCATTTTCTAACGTTAGCAAAACTTGCCATCGCGTTGCTGTATTTGGCTCCCCAATTTTCCAGCATCTCGTTGGTAGTTACTATTGTAGGCAATGCTCTGTCGTATCGACTGCGTAAAATCTCATCAAAAGAAGTGTTGTCGTAGTTAGAACCGTATTCCTTACCTAAGTCGTCAAGAATTAATAAACGAACATTTAACCAATCTTCTTTTGCACGTCCGTGAAAACCTTCCATCTCTCGGTTCATTTCACGCTTTTCATCAGCATCTGCGTCAAACATAGCCTTCTTGCGAGAAAGAAACTCAGGATATGTTAAGTAGTAAATTGGGCGAGATAACATTCCGTAATCTGAGCCTGACTTGTATTCGAGGACTTTTTTTGCACTATCTTCATCGTCAGGTAAGTTCTTAACAAACTCCATGGCTGCTACAACGGCGTGAGTGGTCTTGCCAAGTCCTGGACCTCCGTCAAAAAGTAAACCCACACCTGTTAATCCCAGACCACCAACCTGCTTAATAACGTTTCCCGTTACTATTTCATCCAACCAGTCAACAACTGTTTCTGGAAACTCAGTCAACATGTCAGAGGGTTCTAATCCAAGAAAACGTCTAGGGATGTTTGAATTACGCAATATCCAATGACGTTTAAAAGGAGATAGCGAATCAATTTGATAAGTCAACGGATACTCCTCTGTCGTCTGTGTACTTGCCTTTACCGTTTGTAGTAAAACCTGTTTCCTGAATAGTTACAACAAAATACGCTTCTCCTGGAAACAAGATGCGAACAAAAAAATGAATAATTTTAGATTTCCATTTCGGCATATCAACAATTGCAAAAACGGGAAGGTCTACTTTCTTTTTACGAGCCACCCCAACCACCTCCTTTAAATTGAACTGCAGGTGGAGTAAAGACTTTGCTCATTGCGTTGCCACAACGGTCACAGTTAGGTCGCTCAGTAGAATCAAAGGATAAGTGCATCTCTACAATGCTTCCTTCGCAGGTATCACATTTAAAATCGTATTTAGGCATTTAACTTTTTCTCATACCTTTCTAGCGCAGAGCGACCTGCAATCGTGTTATCAAAAGTTCTTCCGTCAGAAGCATAGACGACATCAGGATTAATCTCTTCTGACACGCCCTCAACATTTGGCAGGACTATCCCAAGATTGTTGTGCGCCTTGACAAGATGGGTCTTAAACATCTGTAGAAACTTCTTATACAAATAAGGAGCCTCGTTGCCGATACCTATAAAGTTCTTTTGGTCAGCCATAAACATCTTTAACAACTCTAGTTCGACCAGGGCTGTCGTCTGATACTGGTTGCGTTGCCTAGCGAGTGCTCCTGCAAGGTGACCAACATTGACCGTTCCTGGAAGCCAGGGAAACTTCTTGCCAACGAGGTAGGAGAACTCTGCTGCTACATCGCGACTGGTCCATTCTGCCTCTGGTCGCAAGCCTCGGGTCTTGGTGTCTTTCTTGCTCGGCGGTGTCCTCGGTGTCTCTGACTCCAACTTTCCAATCCCACCAATGGAATCATCCTTGGCTTGTTCTTCACGCCAACTTTTATTCATTGATTCCTCACTTACTTTGTGTATTTTTATATTTTCATAACTAGTTTGACTAATATGACTATTAGGTACTAATAGTCTATTAACTAGGTAGTCATAGTTACTATCTGCTCTATCTGTAGATGCCCTCTCTGCAGGGCATACTGATGCCTCCCACAGAGGGCATAACAACTGGTATGTGTTCCCAGAATAGAACCCTCGCCCACGCTTTTTGCGTTGTGTTTCAAGAAGCCCCTTGTCCTCTAAAGCCCGTATAGCCTCTCTGACCGTGTTTCTAGATTTGGCCTGCGTCGAGCAGCCGAGAGTATCCATTGACTGCTCTACTACCCCGTCAGAGGTTGCTAAGGACCATAAGGTAACAAAGAGACGGAACTGAAAGTGGCTTAAATTCGCGTCGAGCAGCCGAGATGAGAGGCTCACTCAGAGCGACGGTATTTATGCTTACCATCGCCGTTAATTTGGTCCATCACCATCTTGTAAATTAATGCCGATAGTGATTCAGTAAAGTCTGCAAGCACTTCGTCTAGATGCTCTTCCAAAGCCTCTGTCTGTGTATCGACAATATTTAAGCCATTTGAAATATCCCATATATCTAAACCTTTGTCATGTGCCCATTCAATAGCCTCAAAGCACTCATCTGACTCATCCCATGCAACAGCCAAGATGTCTTCCGCAACAAAAACTTCCATTAATGTATCTAACTCTTCACCTGTGCTAACAGGTATACCTTTTTCAGAGGCAGTAAGGATGATTTGGTCTTGTGTTTCATTTGGCTCACTAGCAGGAAGAACAATTTCTGCAATGTTCTTTTTTTCTAGCAATTGTCGCAAACCAACTGTTACGTCTATGTCGTCAGCACTACCAACAATTAATAATCGCGTCATTTTTACTCCTAGTATCGTCGAATTGGTTGAACGCTTACTTCTTCTTTAGTTATAAACATTGTAATGGCTAGTGCTAAAAAAGAACTAGCGGGAGCAAAGAGTGCTGTTTCTAGCCATGGGTAACCAAATAGCCAACAAAACAAAACAGCAAATGGCAAAGCAACAAATCCACGTAGTTTTTTTAAATCGTAGAATGCTTGAATTGCCTCAGTAAAATATGCAACAGCGAAAGAGATTACGAGTAGTTCTATAAGTAGGTCCATGGGTGTATCTTAGACCTAAATTTCTACGGAGCGAAACTTCCTTCGACACCTGCGTAACTTCTAATACGGTAAGGAATATGCCTTGGAACCCAGTTATCTAGGGTTTGTAGTAACCGTGGGATTTTTATGTTTTTATCTGTGTAGTAGAAAGACCGTGAAGCATGAGCAGTTCCAGACCAAACAACGCCATAATCTGCAGGCATAGAGCCATCAAAATACTCTGACGGTTGGTAACCACGTTCTACTTGAGCGTTGTCTAAGGTAACTGTTTGTCCAGTCAATGTCCCTGACACGCTTGCAGTCATTGTAATAGTTTCTTGGGGTGAAAAGTCAATAGGAACATACAAAGTAGTGTAAAACCGTTGCCACTCAGTTGTCAGTTGACAAGACTGAACTGCGCTTTCTGCGTCACTTCCTGTCTCATCAGTAACTCCCAAAGTAATGTTTACTGTGCAAGGAGCACTTGCTTTTAAATAAATAGAAAAAACGTAGTTATTGTCGTCAAATATTTTATAAGACGATGAGGTAGCACAGGTAGTTGTTACCGATAGTGCGTTTGTTCCACTAAGACGAAGGGACTGCGTTCCTGGAACACCTGTTGGAACTTCTGAAACCAATGTTTTTGAAGAGTTAGTAGTCCATAAATTTCCGTTTGTTTCAAAAGAAGGGTTACTAATTAGGTTTATTTTTCTAGGTTCTAAGAAAATATCTAACCCTCGTGGTTCGTCATAGTTAGTGATGTCTATGGTTTTTCCTAATTGAACCATATCGATATAATAAGTTCCTGGAGTAGTTAAGTAAATTCTAATTCCAGCATAAACAGCACCTACTGGTGAAGTTGCAGCCAAAGTTGTTCGTTGAACTTGTCCAATAGTTCCTAACTCAATGCCTAAAACTCTAGAACCAATTATGTTTCCTAGTTCGTCATACCAATACAGCGCAGGAGTTAGTGTTCCGTTTGCCACTGTTTTTGCGTAAAAGGAAAGTGTGTAAGCAGTTTCAGGTTTTACTGGAATTCCTTTAGTAATAGGAGCATCGCGACCTAAAGAAATAGCCGTTCCTCCAGCAGCAGTTCCTGTTGCAGCAGTAGGAATCATCGGTGCATTAACACTTGCATAGGTAAATGTTGTTGGAGTTGGAACTGTAGTAACTGTGAATGTTCCGTTGTAGTTTGCGTCTACACCAGCAACAGTTACGGTATCCCCAACTTCTAAGCCATGGTTGACGTTAGTGGTTAACTGAGCCACATCGTTAAGTCTTTGTTTAAAAGTAACAGTAGGCAAAATGGTAACTACTTTGCCTGACCAAACTGTGTCAATAGCATTTGTTCCTGTTGCCAAAACCTGTGTGTTATCAGCAGATAAAGTTCCAGCAGTTACTCTCCAACGGCCAAAACCTTCTTTAAAGGTAGCATCTTGCATATCTAAAAGAAGATTAGGAGACCTTGTTAAAACGGGTGCGTATCCACTTAAAGACTCAATATAGTTATTGATTCCAATTTCAGTTCCTTTTAAAGCAAAAAGTCTTGCTGATTCACGCACTAATTTTTTTTGGTTTTTAAATGCTAAACCTCGTTCTAAGTAAAGCCCATAACTTAAAAACTTATACCCTAAAAATTGAGGAGGAAGTTTAGACTCACCAAAAGAAGGTTTAATGAGGTCTGCGTAAGTAAGTATTTGGTCGTAAGTAAACCCAAAAGAATCTAAAAAATTATAAAGAAAAGTATTTTTTTCAATGGGTCCAGTAGGACTTCCGTCTTTAGTGGTAAAAATTCTAGGGAGCATGTTGTACAACGAGTCTGTACCGTTCAGTTTTTTAGGGATTAATACGTAAGTAGAGCCTGCAGCAACCCAAACCTTTGTTGAAGTATAGAGAAAGACAGTGTAGTAAATAAATTGACCACCAATAAGTCCTTTATAGTAAGACTCGTTAACGTTGTCTTCTCCATCAATAATGGAGTTACGTGAAACTTGACCACTTATGTTTGTAGTGGAAACTTGTTGCCAAACAATAGTGCCGGGGTAACATTGTAAACAAGACGCGGAGAGTTACCATAATACGCTCCACGATAAATGGAACCAGCATATTTTGCCACTGGTTCACCTCCTAAACCATCTGAATAGCGAGGTAATCAACAAATAGTGTTACAGGGTTTTGTGAATCGGTAATAGCAACATTCATTACTGCTTCGTAACCAAATTGGGTTGTACTAACTGCTTTTGCGGTTGCGTAACCGTTTTTAACAGTTGTTCCATACCGAACTTGAAGGAATACAAGCGGTGTAGAAGTAAATCGTCCTACTCCAAAAGTCTTTGTTCCAATAATTAACTGGTCACCAGTAGTTGTGGTAGTTAAGTTTACAGTCCCTGTTTCAATAGCATAAGGAACTTGTCCTTCTCTAGTAATTCTTCCAGAAAAAGTTTGAGCACCTGAAAAAGTATTGTCAGCAACCTTTGAGGCATAAGAAGTTAAATCGGGCAGGGCAATAGCCAGGGAATCCCAAGCGTTCCCATTCCAAACGTATACTTCTCTATATGTAGGCATTTTTACTCAGGGATACTAAATTTCGTGCCGTCGTATTTCATACCAGAAACAACATTATCTTTTTCTTTATCAAACTCAACAATCTGTGGTTGACTTAGAAAAATAGCAGCAAGTCTGTCATCGGTCTGAAGTATTTCCGCAACTTCTCCATCAAGGACAAATGCCAACATTCTTGCGTTATCCGCCATTTTGTTCTCCTTCTGTGTTTGTAGGTTCTATAGTAACAGCACCCCATAGCCCAATGGGGCATGAAGCATGGGCTAATTTAGTTTTTTCTGTCATAAAACACCCGCATTTTGTGCAAGTTTTAGTTGCTTTAATTAAGTGTTTACATCCAAGACAATGATTTAAGCGGTAATCACGGGTTTCGTCATCTACTCGCTTTACGTTGGGGTTTATTAAATCCCAAGGACGAACAGAATCACCTGGATTTTTTTCTTTCCATAACTGCCACGGACTTTTTTCACTCATATTATGCTCCTGGTTGTTTTACCTGTATTGACCCAATTGTATTACCTTCTTGGTAATTTGACGGATAGCCAAATATACCGAAGTTACTTCCTGCGGGAGAGGTAAACGAAGAGTAAGAAACAACCTTAATTTGGTCTGCATAGGCATTATCTCTGTACACGTTTACTGCCAAGTCAGGACCAACCCCAAGAACTCGAAGAGCCTTAAAGTTTTCCCCAATATCAAATTGTTGTTCTACAGTAAGAGTGCCATTGATTGACTTTACTAAGTAAAGTTTGTAGTCGTAATTATACCCAGTAGCAGTTTGTTGTGCAACTGGGCATACTTGACGAGAACCTGTTTGTGCACAATTTGGGTAACCACACACAACGTTTTGAGTTGCAGTTCCGCCAGGGCAACTTAGAACTGTAGTACAGACATCTGGCGCATACGTTATGCATTCTCCTTGAACAGTTGCATATCCAATACAAGATTCAACATAATAGCCTGGCTTTGGTTCGCAAACTTGAGTTGTTTGAATCGTGGTTGAACAGACAGTATCTCTATCACAACACACTGTAGAACAAGTTGTGCTACATCTTGGGTAACATCTTGTTATACGGTCTTCACGGGTACAGACTGAGGTGCAACTTTCTCTACAAGATTGGCAGTTTTTAATACACGTATTAACACAACTTGTTACGGGAGAAGAGACGTAATAGCAGTTTGTTCCACCACTTACATAAGTGGTAGTGCAACCGTAACCTACTAATTGGTCAGCAGCACGTTGTATACACCCACCTGACGTACAACTTTGAGAAGAGGTGTACCCTCCAGGGCAATAGGTTTGTTGACAGATATTATCTACAATGCAATAACCTTCGTTAACTAAGGCTGTAGGGCAAAAAGAGTATGAATAAGCGGTTTGGTTATTCCAACCAACTAACCCCCACCAAGTAGTTGAAGAGTCGGCTCTAACTATTACCCCAACTCCAGGAACCATTTCATTTGCTTGAAGTTCAAAGTCTGTTAGACCAACATCAACTAAAGCAATTGGGTAGGTAGATTTAGCAGTAGCAATTTGTGCTTTACCATCGACGATATTCCAAGTACCACGACCAACAGTCCAGCCTTGTCCTGTAGGAGACGTTCCTAATGTAGAAGCATTTGTTCTCTCAAAAAAATCTTTAAACTCCGACACAAAAAACTTATACCAAGTGCCTTCAACTTTTACGTAACCTTCTTTAGCCTTTATCCAAGCACCACCGCTTTTAAAAAACGCTGAACCTGAAGAGACGTAATTG